TTTCGCTATTTAGCGCAGCTTCAACAGCTTGAAGCACTTGCAGAGGCGTTTCCTGTCCACCTTCTAAAAAAGGGTAAACAATAACATTTCCCGGTGCGGTTGTAGGTGGACCGATAACGGCCACATCGATAATCGAAGCGTTTGCCGTCGAAGCCCAATATTTATAGGCGTCTCGGCTTCCTGCGTTCGAGAATATCGAAGGTGCTAGCTTGATACGTTCACGTAGTTGTTCGTCTGTCTCTTCTGCGCTTCCGCCTGCGGTCGTTTCCAAGTTCGAAGCCGACACCATCCACACCTGTGGATTCACGATAGCGGTAACTTGACCTGCGGTATATCCGTTTGCGTCCGTGCCTGCCACTGTGGCTTCGCTCGTTACGTCAACCGTAGTTACACCTGCATTGACCACTGTTTCAACCGTAGTGGCAAACTGTGCTTTTCCATCCACTGTTGCAACTCGGAACCCATTGGGGATAGTAACACCGGCATGGCTGGAAATGAGTGTGAAGCGAATCGTACAGGTAGCAGATGCCGGAGCTATTCGGGTAACACCAACGATTTGACCGAGATAGTCGATAATCGGGAACGTAGCGAAGGCTACGAGGTTCTGACGTGCCGTTTCGTTGATTACGGTTCGAACCGTGCTTTCACGATAGGAAAAGGCATTCAAAATAAATCGTTCAATCTGTGCCGGTTGCAACGTCTTTCCCACACGTGCTTCGTAGTCGGCTATAACAGCCGTAAGCACTGCGTTTGGGTCGTCGCTGATAAAGTTAGGAATGGGTAAATCAGACATTAGTTGTGAAGCCTTGTGTTACGTTACCTTTTGCACCGGAGCGAATGTCTCGCCAGTTAAATGTAAGGAAAAGATGCGAGACTTCAAGACGTTTGCCCACAGATGTAATCTCTATACGAGGCTCATATTCGGTAATCTGATCAACACATTCCCGAATGAGTTCGGGTATCGCCTCGTTTACAGGTCTGTCGATAAAACTAATCAGGGGAACACCGAAAGTTGGACGCAATGGGTCGCTTCCTCGAACGGTACTGAGAATGGTGAGGACGCATTGATTGATGTCGTCAATGCCTTGAACGAGCTTGCCTTCTTCATCAAGCGCAAGCGTCCAATCAGATGATTTAATGTCGGATAAAGTTGCCATAAAGTTATGTACCTGGAGTTGGTGGTGAAGTCGGGCTTCCCGGTGCTGCGGAAATGTGAACGTGTGTCGATAGACCTACTGGAGCTGTGTTTGATAGCGCTGTTACCTGTCCAGTGGCTGAAAGGTTCCCTGATACCGTTGCGTTACCGCCTGAGACTTCCAAACCGCCCTCCCCTGTGATTTTTCCTGTCACTTTCAACGGGCCTTGAACCTCGTTATCAGGGCTTTTGATGATGACTTTGGACACAGCGTCAACGGTTACGGTAGAGCTTGCCTTGTCGTACTTGACCACCGTTCCATCCGAAAACCGAACCATAGTCACATTGTCGGAAACGCCATCCGGTGTGGCATCGGCTTTGGAATAGATAGCGCCAAGTACCACACCATCCTCACAGTTCTCGTCCATCAAACAGGCGACTTGATCGCCAACGTTCGGCAAGCTGAAAAACTTGTCAGAACCGGCACCGGACACAACGAACGGCAATAGCTGTGTGGCCATGTCATCGCCAAGAAGCGATACCCGTAGCTTTGCGGTTGTTGCGTCTCGTTCGGTAACTATTCCAAATCGTATCATCCTTCATCCTTCGTACACCGTATAATTTACATTTTTGTTTGAGTTCGATTCTTGCGTAGCATCGGTATCGCCTGCACGCTTGATATTGGCCGTAGTCGTGTAACCGCCTCCACGTGTGAAGGTGTGCGAGCTTTCACGAACAACGTAGGCACCATTAAATTTGCCGAATCCTAGAACAGAAAACGTATTTCCGGCAACAAGTTTGGGCTTGCCCTGTAATGTGATGCTTCCCTGCTGTTTAAGCGAGTTAGCACGATATAGAGCAATTTTAGCCTTTGTTTCAGCTTGTTGTTTGTTCTCGGTTCGGCTTCTCACGTTGAGCGTATCGGCTTTAACGATTCCACTTTCTTCTTCAAGTGAAAAATGCGTAATCTTTTGCGCAGGGTCTTGATACTTTGCCTCTGCCTGTTTGAACACCTCTGCCGTTTTTTCATTGAACGTCCATCGCATCATTTCACGTTTCGAGACAATGAAATCCGGTGCTTTTTTGTCAATTTCAAGAATGCTGTAAAAGATCAGCTTCGTTCCTCTAATTGAAAAAATGTAGCCAAAATCGTAAGAAAGACGTTTCAAAAACTCTACGTCGCTTTCACGATTCTGCGTAACACGTTCAAAACGTATTTCTTCAATAGTGCCTTCAACAGTTAATCCGTTACGATTAGCGACGGCGTTAATGATTTGCCGTAAGCTCTGTTTTTCATAGCCTACACTTTTCTTTGTGCGAAGCTCTTTGGTTATGCCTGTCGCAATAGCCTTAATTGAAAACACATCAGGCGGACCAGATAACGAAAGGTCGTCAATCTCGAATTCACCTGCGGGAATGAGCAGACCGGCATAACCAAAATCAAGGGTAAGCTTAGAACCTTTGTCGGGATACCACGCGTTTTGATACAATGCGTCGTTATCCTCTAACTGTATCTCCAAATCGTCCGACTCGAATTCACAACGGTCGGTGTAGTTTACCGAAATGATGCCCGGTGCAAGGGCGTTGGTGATGTCCTTGCCGTCATAGGTAATGCGAAATAAAGGGGTTGAAGGATTCCCGATCATTGTTTCCAAGGCGGTAAGGTGGTGGTTGGCGTAGGCGCAACATCAAGCACGGGAATACGGACAATAGTTCCTTCTGGAATCGTGCCTTCAACAATGCCAATCTGAGGATTTTCGGCAATAATCAGATTCATTTTCGATACATCAGCATAAGCTCTCCATGCTATCGTATCAAAGCGGTCGTTTTTCAAAGCAATGATTTCAACGTATTGGCTCATGGGTATTGTCTCGTTACGAATTGTGAGGCTAATCCTGAACATCCGAGATTGGCAATTTGCATAGCGCTTGTGAGGTCGGAAGCGGCAGATACAGCGGTAGTAATGTCACCTAGCGAACTCGCATTCTGCAAAGCAAGTGCTTTTTCCCCTGCGGTCTGTAACGTGTCTAGCGCTCGTTGAGCATTCTTAATAGCCGCTTGCCCTGCTGTTATGATTGAACGAGCTTCATTGATGTTATCCTGAATTCTCTGTGCTTTTTGCTGTGCGTCTGCAAAGGCTTTTTGCTGTTCAGCAACTACCTTTGTTGCTCTCTGTAAATCCGCGCGAATATTCTGAGCAAGTGCATTAGATTCTTTCACATTCGCAAGTGCTACGGCTCCACCATCTTCGACATAAGCCCGATTATCTAGCAAGCTGATAGCAGGATTATTGGTCGTAATTGCAAGCGCTGTAACTTGGGCAATCGCTATAAGTGCGTCAACCGGCGAGGCTTCTAACGCTACTTCTAAAAGCGAAATCGTTCCACCTACGCTTATGAGCGTTCCATCATCAAAGGTTTTGTTCCACGTTTCCACGAACTGCGTGATAACGAACCGCCCTACATTTTCTCCTGAATCAAGTGTAAACGGCAGTGTGGAACTGTCGGCAATAGCTCTGCGAACGGCTCGGACTTCTGAGGAAGGGTCGCAAAAACTGTAATGGAACTGTATGCCTAGTTCGATAGTGTCGAGGTTCGTTCCGGTGCGCTGTAGCTTCGGCTTGCGCCCAAATAGCGCATGTTCGGCGTAGTTAGCGCCTGTCGTGCGTTGAAAATCGGAAGGCGCTTTGGCTCCTTCAAATCGTATGCTTCCTAATCGTGCTCTCATGCGTAGGCCAATCGGTTACGGTTTGCCATTTGTTCGTTGATAATGCGCATCAGCTCGGCTTTGTGTCGCTGTAGTTCTGCGCTGAAGCTGGATTGGGTCTCAGGGCTTACCGATCCGTTTATGTTGATTGTAGGAGCGTAGTTGACGCTAAACCCTGCATTGCCTGCCTGTGCTACAGGGCTTATGCCACGGCTAACAGATTGCGCGCTTGCCGGTGCCATAGCGTTGTTCATGGCTCTGCGGATAGGCTCAGGCGTAATGCTATCTGCAAGGGTTTCAACGATTTTTACACGATGAATGTCTTTAAGCGGGCCGGTTTTGGCCGGAGAGAATGGGAGAAAATCCCGAATCTTTTGAATCCTAGCTTCCCATCCGGCAATGAACGAATCCCACTGAGACGCAATGCCGTCTCCAATTGATTTGACGATGTTCACACCGGCTTCGTACATGGCAGAGGGAATGTTTTTCACGAAATCAACAAACTGATTGAACTTAGCTGTAACGGTATCCCACAGCTGTACAAAGAATCCTGATATCGGTTCCCAATTTCGATAGATCAGATATGCTGCTGCGGCTATGCCTGCAATGACAAGCACAATAGGGTTGGCCATAACGGCAAGGCTCATGGCTTTAATTGCGCCTGTCACGATTGTGATAGCGGCTCCAACAGTCTTGAATATGGCTACAGCCTTGATGATGCCTGCCGCTGCCAAGGCAAAGCCACCTAGCGCAACTGCGGCCACGCCAAACCCTGCGGCTATTTTGAAAATCATCGGATTGGTTTCGGCAAACTTCGCAATTCGTTCCAGCACAGGCGTGAGTCCGGCTACCATGTCCGAAACAGCGGGCAGAAAAATTTTACCTATCGTAGCGGCTGCCATGTCGAAGTTGTCTCTGAGCGTTGACAGCCTTCCGCTTAAAGTCTGTGACTGCCGTTCCATACCGCCAGCAAAATCGGTTTGACCGATTCGCATCAAATACTTTTCTATCTGCTCAGAGTTTTTCGCAACAGTTGTTTCCACACCTCTGAATGTAAATGTCACTTGGTCGCCTTGGCTCTTGGCTCTGATACCAAACTCTTTTAAACGTTCAAACTCTCCTGTTGCCGCATCAGCTACAGCCTCAATCATGTCGTTAAGGCTTTTGCCCATTGCGGATGCCGTGTTGCCGTAGCTTTCCAATGCAGCTTGGGAAGGATTTAGCCCCATGTTTTTCAGCTTCAAAAAGCTCCTAAGAACTTCTTCCATCTGAAACGGAGTGTTGGCAGCAAATTGCTGAATCGTATTGAAAGCGGATGTTGCGGCGGCTTCATTACCTTGAAATGCGGTATTGAGCGCCATTGTAAGACGTTCCATATCGGCGGCTTTTTTCACGGCTCCACCAAACGCACCTAGAACCGCTATTCCTGTCGCTGTTGCCGCTGTTCCGAAGCCTTGCAAGCCCGATACAATGCGGTCGGTGCTCATCTTGAACTTGGCCATTCGTTGTTCGGTTTGTTTCAACCGTTCATTGATTGGCCCTGTTGCACGGTCAACCGCTTCTAGGATGATTTCGATTCGGGTTTTTTTACTTGCCATCGGGGTTGTTCAGGTAGTTGTGCAATTTTACGGATTCACGATAAAGCTGAGCAAACTCAGTTAGTTGCATTTCAAGCGGATTGCCGAAGCCCGGCGAAAAATGGGCAAGAAAAGTTACTTCTCTTGCCCCGAAATAAAATCCGCAACCTCTGGGATAATTCCCGACACTTTGTCGAAGTCTTTAAACTCCATATCGAGTATGTCATCCTGTGTAGCGGGTTCGCCATCTATGAGAATGCGCGAAGCTATTACAAGATAGCCCAGAATGTCTTTGTCTCCACCTGCTAGACGCTGTACGGATAGCAAATCTCGGACTTTAAAAGAGGGGCGAAGTGTCACCTTGCGCCCATCCGAAAGGGTTATTGTTGTACTCATGTGATTAGAGACCTAAGTTTGCGCGAAAATTCGCTAGTTTATCTTCGCCGTTGATTTTGTAGATGTTGTTTAAAACATCTATCTCAACAACTTCGACACGGTTTACAACGATTTTTAGGTACAACACATTGAGTGTTACCTCGTTGCCCTCAAATTCGCCTTGTTTGAAGTTTCCTAGCGCCTGCTCTTTTGGAGTAGCTTTCAGGAAAATTACGAACGGGCGTTCTTCGGTTCGGCTTGGGCCGGTAAATACTTCCTGAGAAGAACGAATTTGAATCGTTTGTGCTTTGAACACATCAAGCATTTTGCCTGCAAATTCGGGGTAAATCGAATTGAAGCGAAGCACGCTTTCCATTGGCTCCATTGCGGTAGGAAGCTCGAACTTGGCGTTAAGTCCAAGTACGGCATGTTCTTGCATCGTAGCGGCTACGGTTGGCAAATCAATCTCGGAAGCACGTCCGAAAGACTTCACGCCATCGATGATGACGTGAGCATTGTTTAATTTATAGGTTTGAAATGCCATTAGTTAGTACCTCCTAATTGACTTAAAATGGTTACGTCCAAAAATGTTTCGTAGGTCAAGCGCTCTAATGGTGGAGGTGGCATGTAGCGAATTCCTAGCACCAATTGACCTGCTGCAAGCTGTACAGGTGGGTTCTTTGCCGGATCGTAAAAGCACTCACCGTCAATCAAGGCACGACGGCCTTTAAGCACTCGAATGAACTCGTTTACGGTTTCGGTAATCGTGTCAATCAGAGCATCATCAAGCGGTTGGTCAATGAATTGACGTGAAGCCTGCTCAATGCTGTCTTTGATAACGGCAATCGTCATGCGGATAGACAAAAACTGCTCAGGGTCTGTGAACGTCGGATATGCCAACGAACGATTTCCCCAAGTAAAGATGCCTGAGTCGTTGTAGAACGTTACAATGCCTTTTTCGTTGAGCAAATTGGCATCAGTTTGAGCGTCCGAAATGTCGGCGGTAATAGTACGCTCAATTCCAACCAAGCCTTGAAGCTCTTTGTTGGAAGGGCTGTACCAATACCCGAATTCATTGATAGTTGCCGCCCATTCGCCGGCAAAGAAAGGAGAATAAGGATAAACTACTTCGGCGTTTAACACGGTGTCGAAGCGCTTAGCACGAGGGTACAAGCCAACCGCACCGTAAGAGCTTGTGTTGAAAACGGTTCCGGTGCTTCCACGGTCTGTAATAGCTTGTGTAGGTGTCCAACCTGCCGGAGCGTCAATCAATGCAAATCCGTAGTATTTTTCTGCTTTCACAATCATTTCGGTTTTGATTGCAGGAATCTGAGAGTACTCAGGTGCAATCAGAATGCGAGGCTTGAAGCCAAATAGCGGTTTAACTAAATCGAACACTTCCAATCCGGTGCGTACGTCGCTTACAACGTCTCCGATGAAGTCGGAATTAGTTATGGTTGTCGTGTCGAGGCGTTTGTAAGTCGCTGAAATAACACCTCCAGCAGCTGTAACACCGTTTTCCATTGTCGCGTCACCTTCTATTATCGCGTTGGAAGACGTAATGGTAATCACCTCGCCATTTACTGTAGCGCCTATCGTTGCTGTTCCGGTAATAGTTACGGTATCTCCGCTTGCAACTGCGGTATAATTGCTAGGCCCAGACGTAATGCCAGCAGCCACAGCCGTAGCAAGAGCAGCAGCAGATGTATCATTTGACACCGTAGATGATAGCAGATTTACGCCATCAATAGAAATCTGAGATACTTGCGCACCGGTATTTACGTCCTGAATGAAAAAAGAGCCTACAGGTGCTTTTCCCGAAATAGCGTCTCCAATAATCGTTATGTTACCGAACGAATCAATCAGATAGTGAGTGTCTTTGACGTAGTTGCTTCCAGCCTTGCTTACAACCAAATCTTCAACGGCAGGGTAAGCCAGTTTGCCTTTTAACTCGGTGATTGTTACGGATTCGCTTGCTACCGTAGCCAAGTGTTTATTCGGGTCAAAAACGTTGACCACAACTACAGTTCCTGCGCCTTGGTCAAAGATAACATCAAGCGCTTGTGGAATAGTGAAGCCCGGTATTTCGGGACCAAATTTTGAGCCATCTGTACTGTTGAGTACAAGAAATGGCTTATTGCGGTTGACCGTTACGGATGTCCGTGTCGGGTCGAAAGTTGCTGTGTCGTCGGGGTCAATTGGAGCAAGTCCAATCAAGCCGATTACCGCCGACTTAACTATGTTGACCGGTCTTGGGCCTACTTTGACCAGACTCGTCTCAACTCCATGCAAAAAGTTAGCAGCCATTATTTTTCCTTTTAGGTTAAGCCGGGGCATCCCCGGTAATATCTAAATTTAGTGTTTATGAAACACTTTACAAAGTGTCAGGATTGTTTGTATTAGGTACATCAAACCAATCAGCATTTTCAGCCGTTTCGTACTGAATGTTGACCAAATTTGGAGGTGGTGTTGTATCATCAACCTCAACAATGTGTCCTTTAGCGCTGAACACGATAAAGCATTCCCAAATATTCGTGTTGAACTGATATTGTTCGCTCACCAACGACAATTTTTTGTAATTGGAAGGCCGATAGCCCAACAGCTTTGCTTCAACTGCTGACACAAGGTTACGGCATCCCGATTCTCCACGAAGTTTTTTTGTGTGAACGGAAACAATTACCCTAGCATCTGAGGATTGCGTCTGAATAGCAGTATCAACCGTTTCCTCAAAATTTGCCGATTCAGCAAACACGGATATAAGCGGACGTTTCCAAACACGGTTGTAATCCGCTTCATCTTCGGGTGTCTTTTCCAACAAAATGGAAGCGTTAGCCGTTACCAAAGGTTGAAGTCGGGTAAGAATCTCATCTTCCAATAAATCGAAATTTGCGCTCATGGTTATACGTCTAAGATGATTTGAGCTTGAAACAAATCGCCATCGGTTATGGCTTGAACGTCACGAACCACGTAAGCAACACCTTCAACCGTTATTTCTGCGGTTCCATGATCTCTCACGTGCTCGAACAAGCCGGGCAATTGTCCGTTTTTGTATTCCATCATCGTCATGCGAGGGCTAAATTCTACGTCGTTGCGCTGTTCGTTGCCCGTAGGGTTATTGATAAGCACTCTGGCAGATAACGCCCCCCATAAACAATCGTAGCCCATTTGGCGGGCTACGACGTCGAAAGCAGACGATTTTAAGCTGTCGAATATGTTAGGCATGACCTTACGCGATAGCGCCTACTCGTGCTATTCCGGGTGCAAGAAGCACTTTAGCAACAGTAGCAGCAGAAAGAGCAGCTTCAAAAGCGTAGCCAATCGGCTTGTTACCTGTTGCGGTCTTGGTCAAGTTGCCCGGATCGGCATCCCAGTACAATACATCACCCTGGTTGAACGCTGTACCCGCAACTTTCGCTACTTCGCACACACCTTCAAGCGCAACGGCAATTACATCGCCTGAAACACCACCGCTCTCAGCAACACCAATCAAATCAGCAGCCTCTACAACATCACCTGCGGCAACTGTGCCAGACAGAGTTACGTTGAGGACTTTACCGGGTTGAACAAAATTTTTCATTGAATTGAATTCCTTCTTTAGAATTTAAGGGGAGTGGTTAGCTCCCCAATTAATTAGGCACCAGCGTTTTTGTACAATCCGCGCCAGTCAATGGCTTTGGTTGCGAACACCATACGACCTTTGATTTTGTAGGAATCCGTGTTGAAATCCCACTCATCTTCGGTGAACAATTCTTCCTCTCCGTCAAGGAAAGCATACTCAATCGTGTCGATGTTTGCCGGAGTAGCAGACAAGTACCACTGATTGCCAGTTACACGCGTATCAACGATGATTTCCAATGATCCACGGAACACGTTCGTGTCTGAGGTTTTGGTAGCCATGATGACAGCCTGAATAAGCTGTTGCGCTTCGGTTTCTTTGTCGGGGCCGACAACGAGGAACGAAGGAGCTACGTCGATAGGCTCACCGGCCAAGCCAGTTTGTTTACGCATTGCAGCACGTGCAAGGCTCAACGATGTGGCGTTGATAGCGGCAGCTGTACCGGCAAGGTTGCCATGAGCTACGGAGAACAGGGCATTGCCATCAGCCATGTTCGGATTTCCGGTAATGATACCGTACACCAAATCAGACTGTTTACGAGCGGCAGCAGCAGCAAAAGCAGATGGAACACGAGAGAGAGCACTCAAATCATCATTGATGATAGATTCCCACGTAATTGCTACGGTTTTGCCGTATTTCGCCAATTTGTAGGTTTCTTTTGCCTCGGCAAAAGTGCCTGCTTTGTATTCTGCGGCTTCAACCACTTGGTCAAAATCACCAACCAATGTGGAGATTTGAGCACGGCTCATTTCACGGAAGTCGGGCATGGTGGCACGACGTGTGAAAGGGGTAAAAGTGCGAGGATACTCGGCGTATGCAGCACGGAGAGTGCGGTTGTAGGTCGCTGACAGCAAGATCGGGAAATCCGAAATCGTGTGCGTACCACGAACCATTGGACTCAATGCGGCCTGAGCGATTTCTCGGCGGGTCATGCCACGGTGATTTACACCAGCACCGTCAAGAATCTCACGTGCCATATCGAGCAAGCTCATACCACGGTATTCACGTGCGGCTGATACGTTTTTCGCATCCAATTTCAGAGTTGGATTGGCGCGAAGGATAAGGGCATCGGTCATTACTGAACGTTTTTTGTCACGTTCATCAGCTCCGAATTCGACACGAGAGGCACCGGTAGCGCCTTTGTTCGGGTCATTTTTTTCTAGCTCATCGAGAACAGCAGAACGGACATCGTTGATGTCGGCACCGCTCTCAATGTAACTATCTGCGAAAGAGTCTTGAAGTCCGGCTTTGCGAACGGCGGTGCGGATGTCCGACACACGTTTACGTTCAGCGGCGGCAGCCTCTTTTCTCACTTGCTCCACGTCGGGAGTCTCTACCGCTTGTGCAGCGGGAGTAGTTGTCTCAGGCATAGCGCGATTGTTTCCTGTGTTTTTGGTTTGTGCTCCTTCGCCGTTGCCGGACTCAGAGCGAGTTGAAAGTTCTATGATTTCAGGTTCATATCCCTTTTCTTCATCACGAAGCATGGCTCCACGATCGGCAGGGATGTTCACCATCGAAAGTTCTAGCGGTTCCCAATCTACGGCTCGGTATGTATCGGGTTCACCTTTGTCCATATCGCCACGTTGGCGTTCGTATTTGTTCACTCCGTAGCCTATTGAAACGAATTTGAGGAAGCCTCGTTTTACTTTACCGAAAACAGCCATAGCGTTTTCATCTTCGTCAAACTGAATCTTGGCTGTTCCGATGCCATCCTTCAAGCGTACTGAACCTTCCACTACCTTGCCGATATTGGCATCTTGTACCCGGCTGTAGTTGTCGTGATTGTTCAGAAGCGGAGCGCCGTTATTGAAGAAATCGAGTCTTACGGACTTTTTGTCCATAGACAGTTCTTCATAGCCGAACCACCTTCTAACCTTGGCACCTGTTGACCATGTTACATCAACTGTACGTTCATCCACGTTCATGGATTCCGGTACAAACTCTGCGCGAGTGTGTAACTTTGAGATTTTTAACTTATCAGGCATGGTCTTGAAAATTTCGTTGATAATTATAGGTCTAAAGTAAAGATTAATTCAGGATTCAACAAGTACAACTATCTTGCACGTGTTTTAATCTGTTGTACCTGAATCTCCGTTATTCTCATTCGTGTTTGAAGGCGCAACTGCTTTGCCTGTAGCCGTGATTTTTCTAGGATCAATATCCAACGTTAAATTAGCAGCATCGAATTTGGCAAAATCGTCTCTCAATTCCTCAATCACATCATCGGCATCACGTCCGAGTTGACGAACGGTATCGCTGTAGCTGTTAAGTCCGTTTCGTACAGCTGTGGCCATGCCTTTGATTTCCTTCTCAGGATCAATCATTTCACGACGAGGCGGTGTCCAGTTTGCCCGAACGTTATCACTAGGCAATAGGGTTCCTGCAATGATTCCAAGATTGATGAACTTTTCCCAAATCGGATTTAGGAACATGGAAATCATTATATCGTGTTGCCAGTTATGAACGTTCCGTTGCATTTCAATCCATCCCATACGGCCAGAACTGAAATTCACGTTTGAATAATCGTTTGTGAGAGCTTCGTAGGTGATGCCATAGGCTCCGGCAATTCCTCTCAAAACGCCTCTGGTGTAATCGCCGTAACCTTCAACAGCGGGAGGATTGGCAAGCTGAATTTGTTCGCCGGGGTTTAAGTACTGAATAAGCCCAGGTTCTAAGCGTTCACCCTGATAATCGTACTTATTGGTGTTTGTGTTTACAGGGTCAAGACCGCCCGACGAATCGTGAATAAATGCGGCAAACATAGACGCAATTTTCTGACGCACCAATTGAGCATCTTCGTACTCGTCAAAGTCTTTGATTCGGATGAAAGAACTTACCCCAAACGGTACGCCACGAACTTGTCCGGGTCGCAATGCCTCATAAACGTGAATCGCATTGTCAATTGGTATGAGCCGACTTTCAAGCGTTCCGTAGCCTTCGCCGGGATGAGAATCGTACAGCCAAACGCCAACTTTACGCCCACCATCATCTAATTTGAAGCCCATTTCCATTGATTGCTCAGCCTTGCCGAACTTGAACAGGTCTTTTGTATCGTCAATGTAATCAGATTCAATGACCTGCAAACGGAATGGAATTCCTGAAGGGTTTTTTGAGTCCATGCGAATTCGTACAATGCACTCTCCGCTTTCGCCAACAGCTCGCATGATTTCACGCTGTAGGCCGTAGATGTCTTTTTGTCCGTACCAATCGCAATTACGTGTTTCCGCCCAATCTTGCCAGACTTTTTTTATACGCTTTTCCTTCGCACCATCTGCCCACGGTTGTGGCCTAATTCCGGTGCCTATAACGTTATTCGGAATGACATCATACACCGCATGTTTCGCGTAAGAGTTATTGCGGATAAGGTCACGGCTTCGGTTACGAATCAGCTTAAGCGCTGTGCGTACTTCCTGATTTGCAGAGGTTCCACCTGCTTTCCAATTCTTTGTTCTGCGCCCACGTCCACCGGCATCGTAATCACGTTGCGTAAGCTTCTCGATTTGTGAGGAAATGAAGCGGGCCTGTTGACGCTTCACAAGCGCCGTTGGGCTAATGTAGCCAATGAGCTTATCAAGACGATTCATGTCATAGCCCTTTCACGGCTTCGCCAACCGTTCGGCGGGTCGCTAATGAAGTTCCTGCAAGGCTCTGACGCATCAGGGAGAGCGTCCGTATCATTTCGTCAAGGCTTCTGTATTTCACACGCTTGTCGCCGTAGGTAACTTCAAGAGTTCCTTCAGCAATGGCCTTTTCAAGTGCGGAAATTTGTTCGGTTGTGAATGATGACATTTTTTATGCAGTTTGGTTGATTTAAAATTAGTGTTTTCTATTGTCATTACCAAGAAAGCCAACTATCAGACTTCTTTTTTGGCTTCTCGCTTGTTTGCTGAACCTTACCGTAGGAGGCAATTAGACGAGCGTAATACTCATCGTTCATCCTGTCTATGCCTAGCACACCTGCGGCAGCTCTGGCGTAAACGAAGGTATCAAGTGGCTCGTTACGGTCGTATTCCTTTTTCCATTCATAGACCGAATAGCCTTTTTTGTTTCGAGTTAGAACAAGCTTTTCCGCCGTTAAACCTCTGAAATAGTGTTCTGCCAATTCGGGGAAATGCACGTAGCCTTCGGGTTCCACATCATCATCGCCTTTGAAATTGCGAAGCCATCCATACACTTCCGTTTTAATCAGCGAAACGCCGATATTCCAGAGCATCACCGTTCCAAGCTTCCGGCCATCAAACGTAACATCCACCGGTTTTGGCGGTTGGAGCATAATCATCTGCCTATCTTGCCCTTTGACGGGAAAAACACGTGAGGCATCATATTTTCGGCAGAAATTGTACACTTCCTGTGTGTTGTAGCCCGAATCCACAGCCATGCACAGCATAGGCAACCTTATGCCATCGGGTCGCGTCCATGTCTCGGAAACAACGGCGTCAAGCTTCTTCCACACTTCGGGCTGTGAGGTATCGCCATCAAAAATACGATAGTCGAGAATCCAAGAACGTTTACCCTTACCCCATCCAACGATTTGCACCTCGATTCGGTCTTTCTGAACATCGGCCCCGGCTGTTACCATGCCCACGTCATTAGGTGGCGTATTGAATCCGAAATGCTCTCTACGATTGTACAGTTTTTCCCAATCCGGTGCAGTGCCTTTCTCGATATAACATTCACCAAGAACCGTGTTGACAAACGTTTTTAGCTTCAGCGGTTTTTTTTGTGCATCCTCCCAATCTTTAGCAGCTTCTTTCCAGGAATACCATCCAAGTGGTGAATATAGCGCGTTTAAATGATAGCCTGCTTTTAACGGATCTGATCTTTCTGGAATAGATGCTATCCATTCTC